GCGCGCCCCGATTCGGTGTCGCTGTCGCGACAACTTCGACCGACCGATCACCTAAGTACCTAAGGTCACGATACCCGACCATAAAAAAAGGCAGCCCGAAAGCTGCCCCGATTAAGTGTGAGCCCGAATTAATCCAATAAGATCATATACTCCTTTGGAAAATTTTCTCGAAACCAATCGCAACCTCTTCTCACTGTTTCATAATGCCCAAGAGATTCAGCCCCCATGATCAGATCATAAACGGCTACGGCTTGCGGAGGTAGTACGCAAGAATCACCACCGAAACGGTTGTGCACTTCTTCGGACTCACTTCCAATTACTAGGTCTTCAAACGGTGTTCCATTACTCATAACATTATTCCTTTTTGTTGTTGACAGTTATATTGTATACCATGTATCATGGAACAGTCAACAATATATAAAGGTAAATGTTATGAACGATAAAGAATTTTTAAGTTTTGTAAAAGACACATTGATTTCAGATGTAAGAGAGTCTGGGCAAGAACAAACTGCCGACGATATAGCTAGACTTCTGGGGCTTTTTGAAACCGTTGCAAAGTCTTTGGAGGGCTTGTCTCTTGAGGCCGAAGGGGATTTGGCAGACCTTCAGGAAGACTCAGTTTCCAGCCATCAATATACAATAGTCCAATCAGGCAAATCCATTCGACTTCTTAAAAGCCTTGGCGTGGGTTTCTATTGTTCCGAAACAAGTTCAGCTGACAGTCGGGAGCATCTTTTATGGATCGTAAGGCACCCCGTCTATGATGGCTGTGGTCAAGCTATAGATGCGCGTGTGTTAGCTGAGGCTAAACTTATTTTAGCGGAGGATGACAAATGAATACGGCATCTGGAAAAACTATAGAAGAGCAGATAGAGTTCCTTTGGGATGTGCTACAGGACTACCGCGAAAACTCTATATCTCAAGACGATGAAGCTTGGCAAAGTATTTGCGAAGCGATGGCGCAAATAACTGAAACTTTGGAATAACGAGCGAACGCCCTTCGGGGCGTTTTTTCTTGAGCTCATGTTAAATTCGGGCTCATGTAATCATATCTAATCCATTTATATCAATAGGCCCTATAGCCAATAGCCCGACCCGACCCGAATTATCCCGACCCGACCCGACCCGACCCGAATCCAGGACAAAAAAAACCGGCCCGAATAGGGCCGGCAGATGGTCCAGGAAAATGTTAAAAAGCCTGGACCCGAAAGGCGCGCCTAGTGTCAACAACGCGCGCCGATTCTTTATGATAATCTAGTGCTCAATAATTGCCACTGATTTCTTGCTCTTGCTCGTGGTCCCCATGCATAGGCTACACTTAGCGCATGATGATTTTCGGCCAGCTTCCTTTGACGCTGGGCAAGCTATCTCATTAGGTAACAATGTCGATTTTTCCGCACGTACCCTAAAAGTACGATAACCGGCAGCCTGGTATTCTAGCGCTTGTTGTTTCGTATCGGCGCTGGCCATTACATACTTGGACCACTCTTTGTTAGCGCGCTTTACCTGGTGAGTGTACCCGGTGAATGATTCGGCGACATCTATTAATGGCTTGAATACTTCACTAGGTACAGCGAGCGGATCACCATATGAGCCAATTCTTAATTTCCTGGTTCGCTTATGGTTGCGGATCATATCGGCAACTTGCGCTGGCGTTACTTTTTCATAGTTACCAGCTTGGTATGCGCGAAAGATACTATCTGGCGCATAATCTAAAATGACATAGCATTTTTTCTCTACAGCTTTAAGGCTATCACTTAGTATTGTATTAACTGGACGTCGTGGGCAATCGCCGCATACTGAAACATCGGCGCCCATTTTAGCAGCCAATGACGGTTTAATATCTTTAACCAGTATCCAGGTTTGAAACATATCGCCTGTTTTATCATTCTTAGATCTAGTTTTAAAACCGGATATTAAAACGACAATGTCCTTGCCGTCTAACATTGATGGACCTTCATATATAATAAACGTATTCTTATTAAACATTTTTAAAATACCTTTTAACATTTAAGAAGTAATCATTATATATAACATTATATCCCATGTAAAGTATTAATTAAGTGTTGTAATATGGTATTACATGGTTTATTATAGTATCTCATTAATTAAATGTTAGGTGATACATGAAAAAGACAATAACAAAAACATTCTACAGTGACCCAGGCCATGCCTGGCTAAAAGTAGATATTACGGACCTGGTAAATTTAGGACTAGAGCGATCTATAACGGCATATTCTTTCCGTCGAGGAAGCAACGTATTTTTAGAAGAAGACCAGGACGCGACGACGTTTATTAAAAGATTCCAGAGCCGACATCCTAATTATCAATTAAAATTTGATGACCAGCATACGAACCAACGATCAAAAATTAGAAGTTATCCGCCATACATAGGACTATAGGAAATGAAAATAGCCGGGGCCCCTACAAAAGCCCCGGCTTTCGTGACGTAATGCCGGGCCGCCAGGGTATGCGGTCCAACGAGCTCAGTGTAAGACATCTCTAACCATTCGGCAAGACCCGACCCGACCCGAATTACCCCGAACCTGAATCCCGACCCGACCCGACCCCGACCCATGATCCCTCAACCATTGACTCCCGAACCCGACCCCGAGCTATATCGTGCATTTTCTGGACTAAATCCCCGAATCCCGAACCCGACCATAGACATTCGACCACCGGACCCTGGCCATTGGACTTCAGACCATGGATCATGAGGTTTTTACCTTGGTCCCCGGCAAACAAATATAGGTTCGGGGACGAGAGGGGGCTAACCAAGTAGAAACTACTGCCTCCCGCGCGATGATGCGCGTAGTTCCAAGCATGCTGAAACGCAGACACCTTAATTGCGCTAGTTTTGCCTATTTTTAATTCTACCCAAAATGAAATGCCCTCGGCGCATATAAACAGGTCTGGAACGCCACCACCAGTCCTGTTCTCAATCCGCTGAGATTGCCAATGGCTCGGTAGCGACTCCTTTAAGTTCTTCCACAGGAGGGCTTCTGGTTGGCTCATCATCAATCTCCTCAAATTTACCTTCAATGAAAGCTTCGGGGTGGGTACTACGTAGTTCGGCTAGACGTTCTTCGACGGCTTCTCTCGACAATCCTTCAATTGAATGCAGGTGGTTCTGTTCGCGTCTGTCTATTGTCAAACCGCCCAAGGCTGAACGTATTTTTTCGGCATTGACTGCTGCTGAAAACTGCCCTGCTTCTTCAGCCCCATTTGAAAGGCGTGAAAACCTCTCCATCTGTCCAATGAGTGTGACGCCAAATCTGCGCTCACGATCCTGGCGCAGCTCTTCAATAAATTCAGTAACGTGTGGAAATTTTCCAGAGGTTAGGAAAACAGCCGCTTGGACGCTAGCGCTGGCTGCGGCATAGCCGGCTTCTCTCGCGCACCCGGCATTAGAATGTCTGCCATCAACAAACAACCGGGCAAACTCTTTTTGTCGCTGTGTTAATTTTCTTCCAGATGATTCTTCGATGTCTCGGGCTCGTGACTCAATAGTTTTGCGAGTAGCCAATTCGGTTCTCCAGGTAATGTTCTATAATAGGGGCCAATATATATTTTTGCTTCTAAAAAAACAATCTTATGCGCGCGGTGGTCGGAAACCTGCTATTTGTCTCACTTCCTTGGGACGACAGACATACCCTTGGGACGAGCCTTGGGACGAGGTCCCTGGTCCAAGAACCCTGCTACATGTACCTTTACCCATAAAAAAACCCTAACCGTCCCACTTTCTCACTTTTTTACCTCCAAAAATAAAAAAACAAACACTAAAAATATATTCTGCCCCCCTATATAGACAAACAGATAAACAAGTGCTTGTACATCTCCCATGCATCGTGCTATATTTAATGTCCCTGAGGGGAAGGCAAAAAAGCCTTAATCAAAACAAAATGTTAAAGGAATACAGAAATGGAAAACAAAACAGTAAGAACTGAAAAAGAACAATTAGAAGTAGCTCAGGCTGCCAAAGCTTTAGCGGTTCCACCACATGAAGCTTTTACTTTTATGTGTACACCAGATGAGGTCGCAGAAACATGGTCTGGTGTTGAGCCATCGTTGTACACAAAACTTTGGGATTTGACCAGCCTTTACGCTAAACCAACATATAGCGATGGGTCGTTTGTTCAAGAAGAAGATTATTCTCCTGACCAATTCCATGAGTTGAACACTGTAGCTGGTTTTTGGGATAAATTTTCAGAAGAAGATCAAACAGCTTTAAATGTTTTAGCTGATCGCCACGCGGCTGAGTTGGTAAAAGAAGACGAAGAAAGGACTGCTCGTTGGGAAGCAGCTCAACGCGAAAGAAGGGAGGGGTAATAATATGAAAAAGCACAACGTCAAAGTAGGTATTGTGGATAGCTTGAGTCGGAAACAAAAGAAGAAGAACAAACAAAACAGTAATAAAAAAATACGGCAATCAGGCAAAAGATTAAATTACTAATTAAAACAAGAAAGGAGAAAGTAATGCAAATCATCAATTCAACCGACATCAACGTCAATGGTACTTCAAAACAAAGTACCTTCCGAGCCACCTACTGGGAGCTCATCGAAGCTTTCGGTCAACCAACCTACCGTGGTCCAGAGTATTTGGACGACAAACTCAATGTCGAATGGGTACTGCAAGTGGACGGTGAGCCAGCCACCATCTACGACTGGAAATCCAGCGTCTTGCCAGAAGACAATAGCACCTGGAATATCGGCGGCTTCAAGCAATCAACGGCGTGGAAAATTATTGATGTCCTAGAAAAAAAGGCGGTGGCATAATGAGCAGACTAGCACATTCAAACCCATATTTTGATGATGTACTGACAGACATCGACATTCAATTAGGCGTAATCTTTTCTGACAAGGGGAAAAACATGAAAGAATCTTATAGCGACAAACTCTTCGCGGTACAATTAACCTACCGTGAGTGGGACGAAGTCCCTAGGCTACGCAAAATAGACCTGTGTATGTCAAAATCATACGAGGCTGGTGATACATGGGATGCGTTCATGCATACCGATGACGACCATAAGCGCACAGAGGCTCTTCTGGTAGATTTTGTTCGAGGCAATGGTGAGAACGGTAGTGAGCTGCTCGCCGAACTGCAAAAGAACGTGGTTTCGTTCTACGAGGACGCGGTTCACGAGGACTTAATCAACTTATGAAACCCTTGAAACTCAATTCAAAGATAATCGAATGGCCCTTGGGCGATGGTGCAACGCCATTGTTCCAGGGTGTCATCTACAACCAAGAGATAGAGAAAGAACTGGAGACACTCATTGCCGGCTTGCAGGGCGAGGACATCACCCCGGAAGAATTCATCGAGCAGCACCTGTTCTTGGTGATGTCTCAAACTGGCGAGAGCCATGAAGAAGCAAAAGAGAACCTTTCATCTCTGTTAAGAAGAATTGCAAATCAACTGAGGAAAAGACTATGAACGATAGAGACTACAAAATGTTCAGCGAAGCTTTGGTCAACGAAGAACTGCAAATATGCACCTGGCAGCTCCATGAGCTCGTACTGCTGTTCGAGAAGAACGACCCGGACTTCCAACGTGATAAGTTCTTTAAAGAACTGTTCCGTGGTCCAGAGAAAGAAAAGACTACTCTTCGTCTGGTGTAAATGGATGCAGAAACAATGGCGTGGTGGGACCAACATAGGCTCCTACCACGTTAAAGTCCCCACCGTTGTCAGACATTTTCAACCTCCAGTGGATCTAAACCGTCAATCTTAACCATCCGGCGATAACCCATCGATTTATCCCTGGCTTCCTGCACCGACAGCTCCGGCCATGGTCCAAGACCCATGTCCCGGCGTCTACCATCCATCTGATACCGAAATATCCAACTTCCCGAACCACTTGCAGCAACCAGTAAATACAAGTTCTTGCCAAAACGATAGCGCCCTGGTCCGTCAATGCGTGGGTTCAATGTAATATCTCCTTTAAAATGTCGCCTGAAATCAAATCATCAAAACTTCCAATACCTTTACCAGCTTGGATAGCCAGCGTCAGGTTTAGGACGCGCGATAAAAAATAGTTGTATTCGTTAAGCCCCATCATTTGAGAACCGTATTCTGTGCCCACACGCAGCAAAGCAATAGTCTTCTCTTCAGCTTCAAGACCGTCAAAGTTATCAATCAAATCACAGATCTGCTCATACAACTCATCGATGTCTGTGTTGCGCTCATACTCTGCTTTCACATGGCTCATCATGAGCTCCTAAGTGACGCATACATAGTCACAATATCGGTGTCGTTCGGTGATTGCTCTGCCAAATCCACCAGAAAAGCTATTTGCTGGGCTGGACTGCGATGGTTACGCTCGGCCAAGTCCCACAACTTCTCCCAGGTGGGTATTGGGACCGCCACGCTTTTATACTTTTTTATATCTGGCATGATTTTCTCCTTAATTTAGCCAATTTTCTAACTCTTCGCCTAAAACCTTTAAGCTGATGTCCATCTTAGACTTCAACGCCTTGGTAATCTGCTCGTCGATGGAGTTCCGGCAGACAAAATCTATATAGGTAACGCAGCGACCTTCCTGGCCCATGCGATGGATGCGTGATTCAGATTGCATGCGAGAGGACAAGTCAAAGCTGTTCGCGTAATAAATCACAGTTTGGCTGGCAGTCAATGTAATCCCATAGCCGCCGGTCACCGGGTTCGAGACAAAAAACCGTGCTTTCCCTTCTTGGAACGAATCAATGGCAGCCACACGCTCGTCATTCGTTGTATCGCCAAAGTAACTGACCGCAGACCCTGGGCCATAAATCTTATTCAATTCTTCTGTAATCTTTTTTATGTCATACCTAAACCTAGAGAAGATGACAATCTTGCCGCTGATTTCAGCGCAGCACGACAGCAGCTCAGTCAACCGGTTGTTCTTAATCTCAATCAAGTCACCTGCGTCAGACTTGGTATGCCCGGACAACACTTGCTGCATGCGAATGAGCTGGGTCATGACGTTATTCGTGGTCATAAACTCTGCGTCTTCTAAATGAGCCACACAATACTCTTTCAGTTCCATGTAGATACGGCCCTGGTCCTCGGTCAACTCGATGTCGCGCGTGATGTAATTCTTTGGAGGCAGGTCCAAGCACTCTTCTTTGGTCACACGAGAGCTAAACCCCTTGAGTGTCTCGCCGAGCTCGTCTAAATTTCGATAGCCAACAACCATATTGAATTGATGGCCGCCCATGTTCTGTCGTTTGATGATGGCATAGTGATGTTGGAAATGGTGGAACGACTTGCTATAGCTGCCCAGCATCTCATCGCCTAGAAACTTACACTGGGACCACAGATCCATGGGCGATTGAGTCACAGGAAATCCCGAAAGGATTCTTCGGTAATGAGCCAGGCTCCCCAACTTCAATAATGACTTGGTACGTTTTGCGGTCGGGCTCTTAATTGTAGTAGACTCATCAATCACGAGCATGGCCTTGTTAGCTTTCAACACCATCTCAAGAAAGTTCAAACCTTTCTTGGTAGACAGCGACTCAATGTTCATGACCAATATCTTTAGCTTGACTGAATCTTCAGTGATCAAGCCGGTCAATTCTTCTTTTTGCTTTTTGTTCGGACTCGGACGCCAAACCACCATTTTACGTTCAATGCGCTCTGGCAAATGTTTGGGTATCTCAATCGAGCTCCAGTTTTGGAACACGCCTTTGGGTGCTAAAACAATCAACGTATCGATTAACTCGCGCTCAAATAATATCCCTGCATTGTTCAGTGATATAAATGTTTTCCCGGTTCCCATTTCAAGGAACCAGGCCCACGCAGTCTTGTTCCACGACTTTAATAAAACATCGCGTTGATGTTGGTAGGGCTCGTTTTTAAATAAATATGCCATGTCGCATGGAATTATAAAGAACTTTTTCTCAAAAGTCTATTGCAATGTGGGTTGATGTGGTGTCATACTGTAGTTCAGAAAGGAGAGCACATTGAAAAGTCGAGTCTTTGTTACACAAGAAAACCCACGCCTTGGCATTCTGTCAGCGGCGAAGTATGGCGAACTCATCCCTCTCACTTCTGCCTTTGAGCAGGTCCACTTGTCCCCAGAAAAAACAGTCGCGCAGATAAAACGCAA